ATTATTTCAATTTGGGTTCCACACAGGATCCAAGAACGGCTCTCATTGGAACCACTCATTTTGACAAAGATAGTGGAACATATTTCAATCAATCAACCTTTATCAAGGCACTTCAAATTCCTGATGCAGTTATTCTGCTTGATGAATTGTCCCGTGCTCATCCAGAGGCGTGGAATATCTTAATGACCGTTCTTGATGACGGACAAAGATATGTGCGTGTAGATGAAAGTCCTGATGCTGAAGTTATCAAGGTTGCACCCGGTGTTTCTTTCCTTGCTACCGCCAATATCGGTGTGGAATATACCTCAACCCGTGTAATTGACCGTGCTATCCAAGACCGTTTCCTTATTCTTGAAATGGATTTGTTGGACAAAACACAACAAGGTAAACTTATCAATTATGTTTGTCCAAACCTAAACGAACAAACGGTAGATATTTTGTCCTCAATCTATACACAAGTTTACAACGAAGTTCTTTCGGGTCACGGTAAAGTTTCAACCACTATATCTACCAGAACCATCCTCCGTGCCGCTGCTCTTATATGTGACGGCTTTACTATCGGTGAGGCACTTGAAGTGTGTGTGTTCCCATATTTCACCGAAGAAGGTGGTGCTGATAGTGAGAGAACCTATGTTCGCCAGATTGTTCAAAAGTTTATTCCAATTGACAGTCTTGACAATGACAATATGTTCGATGAAGGCGATACCGCTAAGAAATGAACCGCCCAATATATCTAAAAATAGTGTGGGGGATAGCCCCCACACTATGTTATATTTATAGAAACAACCAATAACAACCATAAAGGGATATGTAATGAGTAAATTCAAAAAATCAGTCAAAGGTATTCTTGCAGAAGCAAGTACCAGAACAAACCAATTTTGGAACAAATATGCGTCTGACTATACAGACGAGTATTCAGCCGGAACCAATTACTGGCTCAAAGGTAGTTTGTTTGACAAAAAAGAATCAATGTTCGATAATGAATCTGGCTTCAAAGAAGAAAAATATGACTTTTTTGCCCTCGCACAATACCAACGAGCAATTGCAAACTTTGTTCATATTATGACAGGTGACCCTGCTATTCATGTGCAATATAACAACAACGGCCAGAATATGACTGATGGCAAGACAGTCCACCTTTCTGCCTCAGTTAAAGAAGAAGACTTTGATTCTAATGTTGGCCTTGCTCTACATGAGAGTAGCCACATTCTTTATACTGACATGGACAAGTTTCACACTGCTGTGTCTGACTTGACATATAACTCCGCAAATTTCCTGAAGGATGAAAACGGTAATTTAATTTTCAACAACCAAGACGAAGTAGAAAAACTGTTTACGGGTTATTTCGAGAAACAAGATTTCTTCAAATCAATTGTAAATATCATTGAAGACTTGTATATTGATGCCATGACATATACTGCTGCTCCTGGCTATCGTATCTATTACAAATCTCTTTACAATAAGTTTTTCGGTGACGAGAAAATTACGCGTGCTTTCTATGACAAAAAATTTATGGAATCCACTGCACATAATTATCTTTTTCACTTATGTAATTTCCGCAGTCCGTTTCGTAACCTTGATGCCCTCCCTGCATTGCAATTAGTTTGGGACACACTTGACTTACAGAACATTCGTAGATTGAAGACTGACGAAGACCGCATCAATCTTGCTTACAAAATTGCAGGTATCATAACTAAACAATTGAGAGAAATTCCAAAAGACGATGATACTGACGAAGAACCTATTGACCAAGACGGCGATGATGGTGGAGGCGATGGTGACGGTGACAGTTATGACTATGAACCAATAGGTGGCAATCCTGGTCCTCAAATACCAGACGGCGTTAGTGACAAACCACTAACAGACAAACAGAGAGAACAGATTGAAAAGTTGTTCAAGAAACAAATAGACCTTATCAACGGTGACACTAAAAAAACAAAATTGTCCAAATCAGATGCACAAAAAGTTGATGCGGTATCTTCGGTGGATCTTGACGAACAAATTGTTGCCAAGAATTTCTTGGATGACTATGGTAGATTCAACCCACGCGGCGTAAAAACTTTTATTATTCGTAATATCAACCGTAAATTCATGGATAGTGATGTGTCTGCACCATTTGGTATTCGTAAGAACGGTTGGAAAAGACGCGATGTATCCAGATACATTGCTCTCGGTAAATTGCTAGCTAAGAAGTTGCAAATTCGTAACGAAGAAAGAGTAACTACATCTACCCGTCTCAAATCTGGCAGAATCGATGCAAGATTGTTGCATGAAATTGGTAGTAACAATTATGAAATCTTCAAACAAATTACTATTCACGAATATCAACCCTCATATATTCACTTGTCTATTGACCAATCAGGTTCAATGAATGGTGACAAGTTTGATGAATCAGTAAAACTTGCTGTTATGTTTGCGGTTGCTGCTAAACAAATCAAGAATCTTCATGTTGTAGTTAGTGCTCGTTCTGTATATTCAGACCATTATGCACAGGGTAGAGGTAAATCTACCATGCATGATACGCCGTATCTTATGTATCTGTATGATTCTAACAAACACAACATTGCTCACATTCGTGATGTGTTTGAGTCAATTTACACAACCAACACAACACCAGAAGGACTTTGTTTCGAGGCCATCATGGGTGAAATCATCAAACAATCCGCTAACACGGATGCTTACTTTATCAACCTATGTGACGGACAACCATTCATGGTAAATGAAAAACAACAGTTTGCTTATCGTGGACAGGCCGCTCAGACACACTCCAGAAAACAAGTTGATCGTATGCGTGCTCGTGGTATCAATGTCCTCACATACTTTATCGGTGGTGCCCATGAGTTTCGTGATGTTGTTGAAACATACAAAACAAATTGCGTTCACTTGCGTCGTGCTGATGAAATTCCAAAAGTTGTTAAGGCCATGAATGCCGAGTTACTATCTGCGGCTAAAAAGAATGGTTAAAACAAAATATCTCAAACGATTTGCAATGGCTCCGCCGGTTAAACCAATACCGGCGGAAACCATGTATCTTTCCAAGAACAAAGTGGATGATGAAACAATTGATACCATAGTCGATTATACAATGGAATGGTGTATAGAAAAATTTGGTATCAATGAACATAGAGGTAATCCGTATGTTTGTTGGGAATGGAATAGTCTTGACGGTGAACAAGATAAAGATTGTCTTGCCTTTTTCGATGACGATGATAATACAATTATTATCAGAGTTCGTGGCCATCGAACTGTAAAAAACTTTATCAAAACCCTTATACACGAATACATCCATTACCTACAACCGGCAAAGGGCGGTTGGTATGAACGATGGGAAGAACAATACGGGTACGAGAAGAATCCTTATGAAATTGAGGCATACTATTTAAGTGACTTGTATGCACAAACCGCAACCAATTTTGTTATGGAAAAAATATAAATTGCTTGCTTCGTTAATAAAATTTTCTTATATTTGTTAAGTAAATAATTGATAACTGAATCACGGTAGAAAATAAAGTTCGTCTATATTTATTTAATATAGGAGAGACTTTATGAAAGAATGTAAAAAATGCAAAAAAGTTTTTTTGCCATCAAACGGTTTAATAAACTACTGTTGTTTACAATGTAGAAATAGTAGAACATGGACGGAACAAGATAAACTTAAAAAATCAAAATCTGCCAAATCTTCTCAAAAATGTTTGTATGCTAGAGAAAAAAGGTCGATAGAAACAAAAATGACAGTAGTTTGTCCAGTATGTAAAAACAATTTCACAACATATAAACAAAATGCTAAAAAAACTTGTTCTCGTAAATGTTATATTTTCCATTCAAAAGAACTAAATAAAAATACAGGTGGTTATAGGAAAGGAAGTGGTATAGGTAAAAAAGGTAGATACAAAGGATATTGGTGTGATAGTAGTTGGGAATTTGCATTTCTTCTTTATCACATAGACAATGGAATGCCAATAAAAAGGAATACTGATAAATTTCTTTATTACCATAATGATAAACCACATAACTATATTCCAGACTTTATTGTAGATGATAAATTTTATGAGATAAAAGGTTATCATTCAGAACAATGGGAAAGTAAGAAAAAACAATTCCCACATAACATTGAAATTTTAGGAAAGAAAGAAATACAGTTTTATATTAATTATGCCATTAAAACTTATGGTAACAATTTTATAGAAATGTATGAGAAGTAAACTGGCCCGTTCGTTTAACGGTTAGGACACAGGGTTTTCATCCCTGTAACAGCGGTTCGATTCCGCTACGGGTCACAAAATTAAAGTTGGGCCTATGGCGAAATTGGTTATCGCAACGGACTCATAATCCGCAGATTGCAGGTTCAAGTCCTGCTGGGCCCACAATATAGGATATAATATGAATGGTAACAAAGAAAAATTAGAACGAATGATTGAAGTTGCTAAACAAGTGCTTAAAGAAAATCCAGATGATACTTGGGTTCAAAAAGGCCTTGTTGCAATGGAAGAAGAATTAGAACGAATGAAACGTTCAGAAAATAGATAATTACTCCCTACATACTCCTCCCCGGAGTTTGCAATCGGGGCACCGTTTTCGTGGTTGTTTTCGGTGCCCCACTTTTTTATTAACCAACCCAACACACTATGATTAAAGGAAACGATTTAACTCTTGTTGAGGAATCCTACAATGAAGGATATGAGGCCGGAATAATGGACTTTATTGCCAGATTAAAGACAGTATTCCCTATTGATGACGAACACTTTATTGCTATTGCAAGAGACTTACTTGACGATTGATTGCATGAATAATTTATACCCATCCAAATCCTTTACCTCAATACCTCCTGAT